TTTGACCATGCCTGATTGCCGCGCACGATGTCCGGGTTCGCGATCTTCTTTTCGAGGTCCGCGATCTGCGCGAGTTGGCCCTTGCGCTTGTTGATGGTGTCGTTGTACTGCTTTTCGTCGTTGCCGGCGTTGGATTCCATCTTGTCCAGGAGCAGTTGCTTTTGAGTCGCGAGTTGCTGCTTCATGATGTCGAGGTTCCCGGCCAGGAGCCGGCCCTCGGCGTCGACCGCATCGGCAGCGAACCCGTAGGAATCTACCAGTTCGGACCGGATGTCGAGCATCCGCTGATTGTCCTCGGCCGTCTGGACCGCCTTTTGACTGATCTTTTCGTACTCGGCGACAAGCGCCTGCGCGCCTTTCTGCGAGTCTGCCATCGACTCGATTTCCGCACGCAGTTCGGCCGTCTTTTTCCGCGCTTCTTCGGTCGCTGCGCTGATGCCGGCGACCACGCCGACCAGCAGCGTGATTCCTGCAATGACCCATCCGACCGGCCCGGCTGCCGCCCATAGCGCCGTCAGGGCCGTCTTGAGCGTCAGGACCTCGCCGGCCGTGGCAAGCGACGTCAGGCCCAGGAGTTTGAGCGCCGCGGTCTTGATGCCAACCAGCGCGATCAGGCCCGTGATGGTGCCGGCCATCGTGACCAGGACGGACACGAGGACCCGGTTGTTCTCGATGAATTCGGTCAGCGCCTCCGTGCCGCCGGTCAGGGCTGCCAGGAACGGGATCAGGCCGGCAGACATCGCATCGCCATATGCCGCGTTGAGCCGCTTTTGCGACGCCTCAAGCGCCGCCTGCTTGCCGCCGAAATCCTCCGCATACTTCGCCGCGTTGCCGAGAACGATCTGCGTCTCGGCCATGATTCCGTTGTATACGGCCTGCGCCTTTTGCGACTGCGTGAGCGAATCGGACGAAATGCCCTGCGCCTGCGCGTATTCGAGGTACATCTTCGCGATGTTCTTTGTTACGCCGGCGGCATCCGACAGAATGGAATTCTCCATTCGGATACCCTCAGTCGTGACGCGGACCGCTTCGCCGAGCGAATAGTTCGCCTGCCGGTTGTAGGCGGCCGAGTCTTTCAGGCGGTCGAGGATGTCGGCAGCCTGGTCGGCCGTGTATCCGTACATCAGGAGGTTCTTGATCGCGGCCGAGACATCGGTGACGGTCATCAGGCCGTCCTTTGTCAGTTTGTCGCTGATCTTTTGCAGTTGCGCCATCGACTGACCGGTTCCGCTGGCGACCGATTGCAGGCCCCGGATCGCGCTCGTGTACTGGTTGAACGCGGTGATGCCGGCACCGACCGACCGGACGATGGCAGCGAACGCAAGGCCGGCAGCGGTCGCGATGGCGGCCGTCTTTGCCAGTTCGTCGTTCGCTTCCTTTGCCGCCTCTCTCTGCGCCTTTGCTGCCGCGGCCTGCTGCTTCTGCTTTTCCTTGAGTTCGTCCGTCGACTTGCCTGCGCCCTTTGTCTTTTTGTCGGTTTCCTCGTAGGTCTTGCCGAGTTCGTTCAGTTCGGTCGCAGCCTTTCGCGTCGCCTGGTCGAATCCCTCGGCGATGGCCCGGATTTTGAAATTCAGTTCTTCCACGTTTTCATCACCTCACCATTCATCAGCCGCGACCTCGACCGTCTCGTCGTCTTTCTTGATCGAGTGCATATCATTGTAGGCGTCCAGGACGGTCAGAAAGTCGTCGATGTAGTATTCGTTCAGGAGCCGGCCCTTTGAAATGCCTATGCTTTCGGCAATGGCGATCCACTTTTGAAGCCAGTTGCTAGTGTCGGCACCTTTTCCCTGATCAGCGCCGACACGGCCCCGAAAAAACTGGACATGTCATTCATCGTCCAGTATTCGCGCACGACATCGCAGAGTTCGGCCGGCGTCAGGCGGTTCATCACGACGTCCTTGTCGACGCCGATGACCAGGCAGAGCGCGTCGATGATATGCTCCGGCAGGACGACCAGAAGCCGGCCCAGGAGCAGGATCACGGTGTCATTGTCGGCGCGCGTGAATTCGGCCACGATGTCGGCCGCGCTCTTGCCGGGGAACAGGTCCTTGACGATGACGGACGGCAGTTCCTCCATTTCGCGCATCGCCCGAATATATTGACCGACGGGAACCTTTTTGATTTCGACCCCGTGGACGGTTTTCGCTTTCGGGAGGCTCATGTCAGCGGATCGTGTCTTTTCGAACAGTTTGATCATGCTATCACCTCAAAAATATAGGGGAGAGGGGATTGCGCCCCTCTCCCCGTGATTGTGCCGCGTTCCCGGATCAGACGATCGGGAACTGCTCGATGGTGTCGAGCCAGGTATAGTCCGCGGTTGCGGAATCCTGGGTCTCGCGAATCTTGTTGTCGGCCTTGCGCTGCGCGCCGCGGAACGTCAACTGATAAGCCTGGATGTCGTTGCCGTCGCCCTTGCTCTGGTGGTCGATCTTGACCGACAGGAGTTTGACGACGAAATGCTTGAACATCCGGTACTTGCCGTCGAGTTTCAGCGCGGCATAGCCGAGCGCGAATTCCGGGGCCGAATCCGTGGTCTTGAACGTGTACTTCTTGTCGGTGGCATCATAGGTGCCGCCGGACAGTTTCGATTCCAGTTCCGGAGTCAGTTCGGCCAGCGTGAGGGTCAGGTCCTCATACTGGAAATCGGAGCCGGAATCATACACGCCATCGTCGGCGTAGATGGTGAATTCCGACTTGCTGACCTCCTTTGTGAGCGCCTGCGCACCGGGCAGATCGACCATCGTGCCGGTCGCGTAGGTGTCGGCGTCGTTGGTCGTGATCGGCCAGAGACGCGCGGCGCGGAGGCCCTTGAGAGCGTTGTTTGCCATTGTTTGATCATCCTTTCATCATGGAGTGTTCGCGCCGAATAGCGCGACGTCGAAATAGTAAACAGTCCGGCCGTTTTCATCGACCTTGAGTTTCCGCGGCAGATTCCGCGGCCGTGCGATGCACCATCGACTAGGTGTCAGGACGATCTTTTTCTCGTCCTCGCCGCTATCAAGCAGCGCCGCAATGGTGTGCAGCCGGGAATAGGCCACGTCGCCGTCGACGGCTCGTGCCTGAACCTGGACATAGCGTGTTCCGGACCCGTCGTTGATCTCCGCAAGCGCGTGCGACCAGACGAACAGGCCGACGGCCTCGTCCGGCTGATCCGGCAGCGTGTCGCGATAGATGTTCGTGATCCGGTTCGCCAGGAGATAGGTTTTCAGGTCCTCAAGGAAAGTCGCCATCATTCAGCCTCCGTTCCACGCTTCGCAGCGTCGCGGATGTGCTTTCGCCATTTCGGCAATTTCTCCACGACGACGCTTTCGAGGTATTTCGCCTGGCCGCCGGCGACCATGTTGACCGTTGTACCGTCCGGCCGGCGGTAGCCGTCCGTTCGGTCGTGCCGATAGTTCATGTCCTCGTGCTGCCGGTGCGCGTACACGGCCGCGAATCCGATCTCGGCCTCTGCCTGCTGCGCCGGTGTCGGGACCCCCACGATGTCGATGCCAGCGCCTCCCGACGCGTCGCCGCGCCCTTTCAGGAATGGCGAGCCGTTGAAATTCGCATAGCCGGAGGACCGGAGGTCGCCGGTTTCGACAGGCGCACGCTGGACCGCGTTGTCCAGGCAGTCGAGCGCACAATCCGCGACCGCTTTCGCGACCTCGGCCGTGACGCTCTCGACCTTGACATTCAGTTTTTTCTCGATCGCCGCCATCGCCTGCCGGAAACTGGCCCCGTCGGTGATGTCGTATTTCATAGCGACACCTCGCGATGCAGGACCGTGCCATGCAGGCCGACCGCAGTCGTGACGGACACGACCGGCCAATCCCGGCCATCCCATACGATCACATCGCCAGGCTGGACGTCTGTCATGGTCATGACGAACGCCTCGCTGACGATCTGCTCGCCCTTTGCGTCACGGATCAGGCGGCGCTTGTACTCGAATCGGCCCTTGATCGGCTTCATCGGCGCAAGCACCGCCGCCCCGTTGTCCTTGATGTCGGTCCGCTTCTTCCAGGGGATCGCCTGCGCTGCATAGAGTTCAAACACAGTCGACACCCCCTGCCAGGTACGGGGCCAGCAGATACCGAGCCACGCCCGACAGGAGCGCCATCGGATTGACTGCGCCGGTGTACGATTCGGACAGATTGCCGGCTCTGAATGCCTTGACGCCCTGGGACATGATTCGGAACCTCTGGTCAGCCTCGCCGCCATATGCCGCGAGCGCGCAGGCTTCGAGTGCCAATGCCTGTTTGACGGCAAGGGGAACCGCCGTCTGACCGCGCCGGGGAAAGGATGTTTCCTGGTAGTCAGCGGCCGCCCGGCCGGTGAATGGCATTGTGTCGATCTTGACCATCGCGCGCGTGATATGGATTTCCTTGTCCGACTCGTCGAGCGTTTCCCACGCCTGGCGATCCGGATCGGTCGACGGGATCAGGTTTGCGACGATTGCATCAGCCTCCGTCGCGGTTATGTAGTTCGCCATTCTTTACACCCCGTTTCTTTTTTGCGGTCGGCGTAGCCGGTTCGGGGATGTCTGGCACCGGCTCGTAATCCGGCGAGCGGATGAACGACGTCGCCGCCGTTTCGCTCGCCGGTTCTACGATCACGCCGTTCCGCTTATTGCGGAACCTCATATCAGCCGGCCGGAGCGTTGATCTTGAAGATCAGATCGTCGGTCAGCGCCTTGACGCCGTAGTTGAAAAACAGACTCACGGCGTAGTCGTTGGACAGGGGAATCTTTTCCGGCTCGGAGTACGGATAGGTCACGAC